ATTATGCCTATCTTTTAATAGAGATAAATGATATTGGTTCACAGGTTGCTGACTTTTTACACCACGATTTAGAGTATGAGCACTTATATTCAACATCTTGGTATGGTAGGCATGGACAGCAATTAAGTAGTGGTGCAAAGAGAGAATCTGCATTCGGTGTTAGAACAACAAAATCTATGAAAAAAATAGGTTGTTCCAATTTAAAATCACTGATTGAAGAGAATAAGCTCTTATTCAATGACTACGATATTATAACTGAACTAACAACATTTATTGCTATGGGTGAATCCTTTTCGGGTGAAGAAGGAACCAACGATGACCTAGTAATAACTATGGTATTATTTGCTTGGTTAATAGACCAACAGTATTTTAAAGATTTAAGTAATCAAAATATAAGAGATAATTTATACAAAAATCAATTAAACAATTTAGAAGATTTAACGACACCTTTTGGTGTTATTGATAATGGATTAAACCAGAAAGAATATGAAGTAGATTCAGATGGAACAGTATGGGAAACAGTAAATTAAATTATGCAATTGATGAAAAATATATTAATATAAAAAATGTAATTAATTGTAAAGGAGAATTAAAATGCCATTTCAAGTCAGCCCAGGCGTAGTAGTTACTGAAAGAGATTTAACTACTGTAGTACCTAATGTTGCAACAAGTATTGGTGCAGTAGCGGGTCAATTTCAATGGGGCCCAGTTTTAGAAAGAGTAAGAATTACAACAGAAAATGATTTAGTAAAAACATTCGGTGAACCAACCACTAATACGTTTGAACATTTTTGGTCAGCTGCTAATTACCTAGCATATTCAAATAATCTTTTGGTAGTTAGAAATGTTAAAGACGATGCAAGAAACTCTGTAGTTGGAGATGATAACGCTGGTTTTACTGGAACAAATAGTACAGTTGTACAAAATGGAGATGATTATGAAAGTGATCTCAGTGCTTTAACAGCTGGTGACACATTATTCATTGCCAAATATCCCGGCGTAAGAGGAAATAGTTTAAAAGCGATTGCACTAGATGGAACAGGTTGGGCAACAGCCGAAGGAACAGCAGCAGGTGCAAGAACAACAGACCAAAAATTATTCTTAGCATCTTTTGACAGTGCTCCTGCAACATCTGCTGACGTTGCTTCTGTTGGTGGATCAAATGATGAAATGCACGTTCTTGTTATTGATGAGGATGGTTTGTTTACGGGTGAGCCTGGAGAAGTAGTAGAAGCACATGGTTATGTAAGTAAAGCAATTGATGCGAAAAAATTTAATGGTTCATCAAATTATGTAGGAAATGTTTTGAGAAATGAATCAAAGTATATTTGGTTAGGTTCCAGAAATAAAATTACCGAATCTTCACTTGATGCCTCTCCAGCAGCTGATGCAGGTGCAAGTAAATCTGGTACAACTTTTAAAAGATTAAATGCAGCTGCTGCAGCAGATCAGATTATTGGTGGTAGTTTAACTGCCGGTCTTGATGGTTCTGATTTAGTTAATGCTGATTTAACAGCGGCATATGATCTTTATGTGGATGCTGATACTGTTGATGTTACTCTGATAATGTCTGGTGCTGGTAGCACTGTTGTTGGAAGTCACATCATTGACAATATTGCATCAAAACGAAAAGATTGTGTTGCATTTGTATCTCCTAACAGAGCATCTGTTGTTACTCCTGCTAGTAACGATGCAGCAGTAACTGCACTTAAAGCAGATAGTACTGCACTCGGTTCTTCTAATTATGCTATTATGGATGGTGCATGGAAATATCAATATGATCGTTATCGTGACATTTTTGTTTATGTTCCAATGAACGGTGACATTGCTGGTCTTTGTGCAAGAACTGATTTCACGAATGATGCTTGGTGGTCACCTGCTGGTTTGACAAGAGGTGTAATTAAAAATATTGTAAAATCTTCTTGGGAACCAACAAAACCAGATCGTGATGAGATTTATCAACTAGGTATTAATCCTATTACGACACAACAGGGTGCTGGTGTTATTCTTTTTGGTGATAGAACTATGCAAATTACACCAACAGCATTTGATCGTATTAATGTTCGTAGGTTATTCATTGTTCTTGAGAAAGCAATTGCTGTTGCGGCTAAAGCAATGTTGTTTGAATTCAATGATGAATTCACAAGGTCACAATTTGTTAATATTGTTACTCCTTTTTTGAGGGAAGTACAGGGACGTAGAGGACTCACAGACTTCAAAGTAGTTTGTGATAGTTCAAACAACACAGGTCAGGTTATTGATACTAATAATTTTGTTGGTGATATTTATATCAAGCCAAACAGGTCTATTAATTTCATTCAACTTAACTTTATTGCTGCTCGTTCTGATGTATCTTTCTCAGAAATTGGTGGTTAAGTCTTATAAATATATTAAAATAAAGGAGTAAAACAATGAATAATATTGCAGATTTTAAAAGTCAGTTTCAAGGTGGTGTAAGACCTAACCAATTTAGTGTTCGTATTGATAGAAGTCCTGTTGGTGGTGCTAATCTTCGATTCTTGGGAAAAGCAGCAAGTATTCCTGCTTCTACCATCGGAAATGTTGATGTTCCTTACCGAGGCCGTCAACTGAAAGTTCCTGGCGACAGAACTTTTGAAGATTGGACATTAACAGTTTTCAATGATGGAGAATGGTCTGCTAGGTCATATTTTGAAAAATGGATGCAAGTTCTTCAAGGTCATAGAGAACCTGTTAGAAGTGTAGCTGCAACTGATGTTTATGGTAATGCTGTTGTTCAACAGTTATCACGAACAGGTACAGCAATTGCAACATACACAATGGAAGAC